AAAGGTAATGTTTTAACTACAATAACCGCAAATCCCCGTCTCTCAGAATCAAGATTATTATTACAACAAGTACGCATGTTAGCTGCGGAGTTAGGTTTAAGTCCTACTGCACGTGCACGATTATCAATGCCGTCATCGGGGAAGAATAAGAAGCAGGATGACATGGAATCTATGCTTGGTGCAATGTAAGATATATATTATATATTATATATTATATTTTTTTTACTCTTAAAATAGTATTATAGCTATAAGCGATTTTAAATCGCAAAGGATTATGAAGTGGGATATAACCATGTGTATACTGAGAAAGGTTTGAAGCGAGCGGAACACGTTCGTAGGTTTATTCAGAATCTTCATCATACCCAAACACCATATGCAGGGAAACCGTTTATATTAGCACCATGGCAATGGGAACGCATTATAAAACCTTTATACGGTGTATTAAATGACACCGGGTTAAGACAGTATCGCACGTGTTTAACTATGTTGCCACGTAAAAATGGAAAATCTGAAATTTGCGCTGCATTAGCATTATATCATTTGTTTGCAGATGGTGTTAATGGTGGCCAGGTCTATTCGGCCGCAGTCAATAAAGAACAGGCGTCATTAGTATTTAATGTAGCTGCTCAAATGGTTAGACAGAATCCCGCATTAAATTCACGCTGCAAAATAGTAGATTCTCAAAAGCGTATTATATATTATGAGAAGAATAATTTTTACCGAGCAATACCAGCGGATGCACCGGGTGCTCATGGATTCAATGCATCGGCAATTATATACGATGAGGTACATACAGCGGCAAAACGTGATTTATTTGATGCTTTGGCCACTTCCATGGGTGTTAGGGATGAACCTTTAATGATTATGATTACTACTGCAGGATATGATCGCAATTCAATTTTATGGGAACAATATACATATGCTCAGAAGATAATAAAAGATATTGAAAGTGATGAAGTTGAAGATAAGACATTCTTGCCAGTAATTTATGAAGCATCGCAAGATGATGATTGGACTGCATCGGAAACATGGTATAAAGCAAATCCCGCTTTAGGTGATTTTAGAAAATTAGACGAACTTGAAAATCAATGTAAGAAGGCACAGGCTCTACCATCATACCAGAATACATTTAAACAATTATACCTCAATCAATGGGTAGGACAGGCAACGCGATGGATTGATATGAAACTATGGGATTCGCAAGCCGGCGAACCAATAGATGAAATATCGTTAATAGGTAAAAAAGGATGCGGTGGACTCGATCTCTCATCAGTATCAGATTTAACTGCATGGGTAATGGCGTTTCCACGGTATGCAGAATCAAATGATGAATCGTTCGGTATGAATAGAAATAATGAAGTATACGGTAAAATAGACATTCTATGTAGATTCTGGTGTCCTGAAGCACGTCTCTACGCAGATAACAATAAATATAAAGATCATTATCAAGCGTGGGCACGCGATGGATATTTATTTACAACTCCGGGCGATGCAGTAGATTATCAATTTGTAAAGAAACAAATAGTTGATGATTGTAATCGATTTAAAATACTCGGTATGAATATAGATCGATTATTTCAAGGTTTTCAATTAGCTATGGAATTAGAAGACGCTTTAGATGGTATCACAGAAGTATCCACCATGGGTATGGGACATTTATCATTTGCAATCCCAATGAAAGAATTTGAGCGGAAGCTACTTAATAGACAACTCCATCATGGTGGCAATCCAGTTTTGAAATTTATGGCAGATAATGTAGCTGTTAAGCCTAATGCAGCAGGTGACCTAAAGCCTGATAAAGCAGCATCGCAGGGTAAAATAGATGGTATAGTCGCTCTTGTCATGGCAATAAGTCAATTATTACAACATGAAGACAAAACCTCTGTATATGAAGAACAGGAATTATTCGTATTTTAAGCGTACATAATTTGAAATCGTTAATGTGAATTATAAATTATAATATATGATTAAAAAACTAATTAAAAATATAGATACACGAGATATATTTATTATCATAGGTCTTATTACTATGTGCTCCGGTTTGTGGATATTAAAACCTTGGATCAGTCTCACTGTGTGCGGTGGTTTTATATTATACCAAGCATTAATAATAGAAGCGAGGAAATAATATATGGGTTTGTTTCCATCGAGACAAGAACAACGATCTGCGCATAGTCCATTAGATGATTTTTGGTATAAAGTGTTCCCTAATATTGATACTGCGTCCGGTGTTAAGGTTAGCGAATCAACCATGCTGGAATCATCTGCAGTGTTCGCATGCATCAATGTAATCTCACAAGATATAGGTCAATTACCCGCTCATTTATTCAAGCGTATTAATGAGAAGGGGAAAGAACGAGCGGTAACGCATTCGTTATATAATATCTTGAGATATTCACCATGTCCTGAAATGACTGCTATGTCATTTAAAGAAACGTTACAATCGCACATCTTAACATGGGGTAATGCGTATGCGAATGTTGATAGAGATAGACAGGGTAGAATAAAGGCTCTATGGATACTTAGTCCGAGTAAAATGGAAATAGTGAGAGATGGCACTAGATTATTATATATATATACATTGCCATCAGGTGAAAAGCGCAAATTAACTAAGGATGAAATATTTCATATACCGGGATTATCATTTAATGGTATTACTGGCTATTCACCTATTACTCTCATGCGGGAATCATTAGCTCTTTCCATGGCAGAGCAAGAATATCATGCTAGGTTTTTTGGTAATGGTGCAATGGCAACACAGATAATGACACATCCGGGCCACGTATCCGATAAAGGTAAACAGAATATACGCGCTGGATGGGATAAGATGCATAAGGGGTTATCCAATGCACATCGCATGGCAATATTAGAAGAGGGCGTGGATATAAAACAAATCGGATTAACTCATGCAGATAGTCAATTTTTAGAAGGTAGAGAATTCCAAATAAATGAATTGGCGAGATTTTTCCGTATGCCACTTCATAAAATACAAAAGATGAATGACACATCGTACAATAATATTGAGAATATGTCTTTAGAATATGTTACTGGTACACTTATGCCGTGGGCTACAAAATGGGAACAGGCTGTACATTTATTCTTGTTAGGTAGAAATGAGAAATCACAATACTTCGTAGAGTTCATGTTTCAGCAGATGCTTAGAGGTAATGCGGAGGCACGAGCTAAATTTTATCAATCAATGTGGTCAACTGGTTCATTGTCACCGGATGATATTAGAGCAATGGAAAATCTTAATCCAATAGCTAACGGAGATGGTGATCAATACTTCGTACCGTTGAACTTCATACCTATAGATAAAGCAGGCGAAGCTATAAATCCTATAAAAGATACAGGTGCAAATAACACAATAGACAATTCAGATTCAAATGATGATAGCGATGATTCCAATGATGATACTAAATCAATTTCATATAAAGAGTTACGTTCAGTCAAAATACGCAATAGATACCGCACCGCATATATCCATCTATTCAATGATGTAGGCGATGCATTAGTTAAAAAAGAAACATCATATATTAAACGAGCAATTAAGAAACATGGTAATACGGATAAGTTCATAATCGATATTGAAAAGTTCTATGATGGGGAAATGCGTAAATTTATCCAGAGAAGATTTGGAGCTGTAATATCAACATATCATAGTACATTAGCACCTGAGATATACGATGAGTTGGGCATAGATAGTGAAACCGATCCTATAGATGGTATTGAAACGTTTACACAATCATATATAGATAAATATTATAATAGACATGTATCATCGTCATTAGGACAAATTAATTATTTATTACATCCTAGCGATAAAAAATCTATTAGAACGGATTTATACGAAGAACATAGAGTAGACATGGATGATGATGTCGATGAAGAGGATAATGAGTTAGTAGCTTTAGATACACGTATGGACGAATGGAATGAGAAGCGAGGTGGAAAAATAGCTGTCGCAGAGATAGTTCGTGCAGAAGGTGCTATAGTCACCTACATGACACTTTCAGTTGAGCGTTCTCTCATATGGCAAATTCAAGGAAAAAATACATGTGAAGCATGTCAATCACTCGCAGGTCAGATAATTCAAAAGGATCAATGGTTCGTTGAGCAGGGTGACGATGTAGACAATGGAGATAAAAATTCAATTCATGTAAGTTATTCACGTAAGCATCCGCCGTTACATTACGGATGTGATTGTATGGTATTACCGGGATAATAATAGAATACATATAACATAATAATATATAACAAAGGAGTTAACTACATGCCATTAGCAAAACCTAAGAAGGGGGAGAAGAAAGACGAGTTTATCTCTCGCTGTATGTCAAATGATACCATGGTATCGGAATATCCTGATGAGAAACAACGTTTAGCAGTATGCAATACTCAGTGGAGCGAATCTAAGGAAGCTAAGACAACAGAGAAAACTAATATGATGGAACGTAGGTATCTTACTATGGAGTTGCGTTTATCTGATGATGATGGTGACAATGTCACTAAAATCCAAGGTTATGCTGCACGTTTTAACCAGTGGGGTGAAGGATGGGGATTCAGGGAGAAAATTGCTCCCGGCGCATTCAAACAGACAATAAAAGATAACGACGATGTTAGAGCACTATTCAATCATAATCCCGATTTACCTTTAGGTAGAACCGGTTTGAAAGGTGATGGTAAATTAATCCTCCGTGAAGATGAAAAAGGTTTATGGATGGAACTTACACCTACTAATACTACTATCGCGAATGATCTCAAGGAGAATATACGCACTGGTGTAGTATCACAGCAATCATTTGGATTTGAGGTACGTGAAGACGAATGGACATATTTCGACGGTGAGAAGGAAAAACCTGCGGAGCGTGTTCTTAGAAATGTTAAATTATATGATGTGTCACCGGTAACATATCCATTTTATACCGATACTTCAGTAGCTCTACGTTCGTTAGATAAATGGAAAGTAGAACATAATATAACAGAAGTAACAGATGATACTGCTAATACTACCGAAACTCTCGAAATTGTCAAAAATGAGACAAAATCATCTGACGAACCAATCGAATTGGAATCTGTCACAAATCCCAACAACATTACAATCAACATAAACATTGAAGGTTTAGACGCACAAATTGCACAAGAAGAAATAGAAAGAACTCTTGATAGCCTTAGAACAGTTGAACTACCAGAAGATGTTGAGTCAGATGAGCACAGTCCATCCGATGAAAATCCAATCGAGGATAATACATCAGCCGAGGGAGCGACAAAATCGCATAATGATATCCTGAAACGCAGACGACAGTTTAAAATGACAGAGGAAGAGTATAATTTTAACAATAGATATCGCACTAGTGATAAAATCACGAATCGATATTAAACTTAATTAATAGGAGGTGTATTAAATGACACTTCAAGAAAGACTTGATAAGCTTATTGAGGAACGCAAAGCAATAGTAGTTAAAATGGATACATTGCTTGAGAAAGAATCATTAACGGATGAAGATAATACCGAATATGATACTTTAAATGTACGCAATGGCGAAATCAAGAAACATATTGAACGTTTGGATGCGCAGATTGCAGATGCATCAGAGATGCGTGAATCTGTATCAAAAGTAATTCTGCCCGATCCGAATGCAACAGCAGATAGTACTATCAGGGCTACTGAAATTAAGGATCGTCCTTATGTATATAAATCACTTGGACTGCAGCTTTTTGATGTTGCTAATTTCACCACTGGCAGGGATCGTAATTCCGAGAAACGTTTAAAGGAATCCCGTTCTATACTATCTCA